ACACAATCGTAACCTTCTTAGAAAGGCTGATGCTCCTTCAACAACCAGCACTGCTGGTATGTTTAACGCCATTTTTGGTGCTTATGCATGGGCTCAACTGAATCTTGAAGCAAACGCATTCGGAATTCTCCCAAAATACCCTTGGGACAAATCTGGATGGAGGGTTATAACTGCAAAACCAACACTTAATACAACCAATGCCAATACCACATTAGGTGGTACCAGCGAAGGTGGATTAATTGCTGAAACAATCAAACCAACAGTCGCAGAATTAGATGTCAAACCAAAAACTGCTCAGTTGCCTTTCAGTGCATCTGAAGTTATGGAATGGCTATCAACTCATTCAAAAGACGACATTTGGGGTGGACTTGGTTCACTAAGATTGTACATGGCTGTGCAACACAAAGAGTTCATTAATAGAATGCTTTTGGCAGATGTTGAAAGCGATGCAGCAGCATCAAGTGGTGTTCACACTGGTACACAAGACTTTGAATCCCTTGATAGAATCGTATCAAGTGATGCAGAGGAAGATGCACTAGGTGGAAGCCATTCAGGATTTTACGATCCATGGGCTGCTGATGCTACCGTTGACAGAGATGGAAACGGTGGAGAATTTGACTGTACAGTAGAATCTGCTTCTGGTACTATCGGTACTGACGGTGTATTGACTGACGATGTTCTAAGAACTTTCTTACGAAAGATTAGAATCGCAGCAGGTAAAGATCCAAATGTATTCCTAGGCTCCCATGAAGTCTACTCTGAGATACAAGGCTTATACATGCCAAGTGTCCGTATTGCAAACCCATACGGTGAGCAATTAGTTCAAGTAGACGTAAACGGTATCCAGACCTTCAAAGGAACTGGTACTGGTATTCATGTCGACTCTATCTATGGAATTCCATTCATTCCAACAAAAGATGCACCATCTAATGGTTCAACTGAAGTTGGAAGACTATTTGCATTAGATACATCTGATGCAGAAGGCTATGGATATCCAAGAATCGGAATTCAAGTGGCTATACCAACCGAGTATTATGAAGCAACTAGAAGATCTGCTGGCTATCCATTCGTGAACAATGCTTTCGTTGAGAAAGGTGTGTTCAGAACAATGGGTGAGACAGTTTGTCGCCATTTCAAATCACAAGGTAAAATTAGAGATATTAAACTCTAGTCATACCAACCCCCCTTTTTACCCCTTTTTTTATATTAACTTTATATAATAGTGGTTCATACATTTCTTAATGGCAATTACAATCGCACAAAATGCCGACCATAAAAGTCTTACAGGAAAGACACTATCCATCCAAGCAGAACTGACTTCTAAATTAAAGTCAACCATTGTTGATGTCACCTATGGTGCATCTGACAATTATGCTACTAATGGTAATACTGTCGATCTATCCCTAGGAAGTAGAATTAGTACTGTTATTGGAGCAGAAATACTCCATTGTAACAAAGGACTACTTTTGCAATATGCACCAGCAGCAGCAGGAGCAGCAGCAACAGGGAAAATTAAAGCTTTTGGTCACACTCCAACAAGCTCTACAGCAACAGTTGTAGCCCTTGAGGAACTAGACAATGCTGATACAGCAGTCAATTCAATGACTATTCGTATTAGAGTAATCGGTTTCTAGACTAAGATCTAGTCATATTTTTTTTCTTAATAATGTTTATATATGACTAAATATCTATGATGTTTATGGTTGAGATGAATCATAATGCAATTACTGTAAGTGCAGACACTACAATTAAAGGTGCTCATGGAGTAGTTGTATCTATCCATGTTACAAAAGCAGGATCAAGTGGAGACAAGATTGTATTAAGAAATGGTACTGCCAACTCAGATGCAATAGAATTTACCGTGTTTGGAGAAGGAATACAAAACATTCAAGGAATCAATAGAAGATTTGAAAATGGTATTCGGGCTGATATTACAGGTACTACTGCTCAATATCTAGTAGTGTTTAAATAAATCTTTAAATATAAAGTAGACTTTATAACTCTTATGGTAACTACCACAACTTACTGTTCAGTTAATGATATTATCGACTTTTTAAGAGTTCCTATCACTTCTACAACCACACCAAACAAGGAGATGGTTCGCAAGATTATTGCAAGAAAGGAGGAGGAATTGGACAGAAGAATAGGACATACTTGGAAGACAAAGAAAATTACCAGAGAAATTCACGATTTACCACTCTTATACACATTTGGATGGGGTACACCACTATTCCTTCAACACAGAAACATATTGGAACTTGATGTAGATGAGGGGGATAAAATAGAGATATGGAAGGGAGAGTCAAACGAGTGGGAAAACATCATTAACAGTCCACAATGGTATCATGCAGAGTATGAATATGGTAGAATTTACGTTAGAGGATTCTTGTTTACAATATTAAGAAAGAATAGGGTTAGAGTTACATATCGCTATGGTGGAGAGAATTATGCTGGTGATACTGTAATCCCACCTGACATTACAGATGCTGTAATAAAAATGGCAGCAATAGACATCATGAATACGTCATTCAGAATGGATGAGATTCCAAGCGGTGGAAGCGTGTCTCCTACAGAATCCAAGAGATTTTGGCAGGAAGACATAGAACTATGCATATCGAATCGCAGAGAAGTATTCGTGATTCCATAATGTTTAATCTTATAAGAAAATTAAAGAGAAATAAATTATATAAAAAACTTAGACAATTAGGTGGTCATATTGAAAAAGAGGAAATTCATGAAGTAGATCCAGAAAAATCAAAAACTTTTACTGCTAAAGTTGTACAAGCAAGATTCTCAATTCCAGTACCTAAACACACTAAAGATTTAAAAATTAGTCCAGACTCAACAACATTTGAACAAGCTGTATTCATTGCTAAAAGTGTACAAAAAGTAGATGAAACCCCATTTGCAGAACCTCCAGATATTGTAATGAATGCTAAAACAACAAAACCGTCAAGAATAAATACATATCCAGAACCATCACCCGAAGGTTGGGCATATGCATATTACCCTGCTGGTGGAAATACAGGTAAAAGACCAAATATAGAAGCCATAAGAACATGGGTAGAGAACACCAAGGTAGGTAATGCTTCAAGTTGGAGTATAACTGAGGAGTTTGGAGAGGCGTTTGGTTTTATAGGATGGGGATTCACTCCAGAGGAAAAGAAGAAAAAAATAGATGAGGTCACATATAAGGTTGCCAGAAAAATATGGTATGTTGGTAGAAAACCTAATACTATGACAGATAGTGAATGGCAAGAAGAGACCAAGGATATGAGACCACCAGAGGGCTCATTTAACTACAGGGGAGAAGAAAAATGGAATAATTTCCCATATGATGAAACTTATATGTATCGAAGTGGGTACATACAGTAATGACTATTACAACCTATGATGCAGTAGACGATATTATATCCCTAATCAAGACCAAGTGGAGCAACCTAAGACCTCCTCATATTAATAAAATATGGGAAAAGAGAACTGTAGGATTTATAGACGACAGGAGTGACGAGTTGTTAATTTCACCAAAAGGTGAGGATATTGCATATTTTGGTCTAGGTGGCAGTTCATTTTGGCACAACCAGATACTGGAGTTGGAGATAAGAACATATCAGGACATCAAGAGACATAACAAGGTTGTCAAGGAAGTAGTCAAAATTATCAAGGATAACATAGTAGGCACTACTTATACTGACTTGAGAGTGATAGGTTCATTCAGCAGGAACTACCAGTACCGTAACATGTTTAGTTATGTAGTAACTTTATCATATAGAAAGATAGATCCCTCTTAAAAATCTTTATATACTAATAGACTGTTTATGTTATTATGGTAGTTTATACTGGTGGCTCGGCAGCAGTTACATATGGTTATGAAGCATCATATGCTCCAGCATCAACTACAGCAACCAATATATTTGGATTGCAACAAAAAGTAACATCTTTATCATTAACTACTAATAAAATAACATTGAATAAATTAGGTCAAGTAGAACCAACTAAATATGCCTTTGGTCAACAACAAGGTAGTGTTGGACTATCATTTGTTTGGGATGATGCTGATACATATAAATTATTCCAATCTGTTTATGGTGCTCCATCAGGAACAGCAGCAAGTTGGGTTTATCCATCAGGATCAACCACCCCTTATAGTCATTCTGTAGCCCCAGCTCCTACATCATTGATGACTCAAATACAATTACAAACTGGAACAACTTCTAACATGACTAGAACATTAAAGGGATGTGTAGTTAATTCATTAGGATTAGCAACAAGTATAGGTGAAACAGTAAATGGTACAATAGATATGACATATGGTAAAGAAGATACAGTTGTAGCAGAGTCATCAGATATTGTGGGACAAACTGATACTTCTTTTGATCAAGGTGGAACACCATACACATTTGCACATGGTGAATTAAAAATTAATACTGGCAGTGGATTAACAGATGTTGCTCAAGTTCAGGAAGTTGATGTCACATTCTCACAAAACTCAGAACTACTTTATAAATTAGGACAACATCATGCAACTGATATGTTTAGAAGAGTGTTTGATATTAGTGGAAGATTTAAGACTACTTGGAAAGATTCTACATTAATACAGCATGTTATTAGTCAATCAAACTTAACAACTCCTGTAGAAACATTGTCAGGCACTAATGCTACTGCTGTTGAAATGTCATTAACATTTACAAGTGGTAACAAATCAATCACATTACAATTTGGTGGAGTTGCAATTAATGATCAAAGTGTATCTGGAATCGAACCAGTAGAACCAGTATTTGAAGAACTTAATTGGTCAGCAAGAACAGCAAGAATTGTTGTAGATACAACTGCATAAGATTTATTAATAACCTATATTCAATACTATCTAATGACATTAAAACAAATTAAAATTACATTTAATGATAAAGAAGAGGTTGTTGAGTTTGAAGACTCATTGACATTTGGTGAAACAGAATCATTAATTAGTGGATCTGTGGATCTCAGTGACTTGACTAAGCCAAAAATTGATTTATCAAAATATAGAATTAATTTATTGGTATTAACAATTAAAAAAGCACCATTTGCTACAGGTAATTCATCTGTTCTTAAAACTATTGATTCTAAAATAGTTAAAATCATGTTAAGGGAGATAACTAAGGTACACCCTTTAGCGACCTATATAGAGGACTGGATGGAGACCTTCCAAAGCTTCGAGGAGGAGACCAGTTCATCTACTCAATCTATTACAACTGTGCCACGCAGTTCGGGTGGGACAAAGACCAAGTTGATAGACAAAGTATAGAATATTTAAAAAAACTGTTTAGTACACATAAAAGTGTAATGGAACAGGCTGAAAGAGAGAATAAGTTGCCACCTATGGGCAGAAACATGTCAAAAAACTTTAAATGATATGAAGAATTTGTTTATATATGGAAGGTGAAGGATTTGATGAAGAAGCATTAATGAAGAAGATTAATAGAATGCTTGAAGAGTTTCTTAAAAGAACTGAGGGTTCATCTGAGGCTACTAAAAAAAATATTACTCAGTTAATGAAAAGTACCATATCAATAGAAAGACACAATATTGTAGAAAAAGAGGCTACA